TAATTCCGATGTTAGTTGTTCCTCCACCACCGAAGTGACAATCATGAATATGTGTCTTGTAAGTTGTTGTAGTCGCTCCCATTTGAATTGCATTCTTACTTGTAGTGTTACAAATAAAATCCAATCCTGCAATTTCCACTCCATTACAATCAATTGTAATTAAGTGATCTTCACTTGCGTCACTTTTCAAACTACATGGTCCCCAAATAAATCCAGATGTTCCTGCTCCAAATATCTTCAGTCCAGTTTGAGTGATAGCCAAAGGAAATGTAGATTCGTTATAAACTCCATGTCCAATAAAGATTATATCATAATCTCCTGCTGCCTCAATTGCTTCTGTAACTGTCAAAAATGCAGTATCCCAAGTCAATCCATCCCCTGATGCTGTTGGACTTGTCTTATTCTGATCTACATACCAAATCTGAGAATCCTTTACAACTTGAATTCCTAATCCAGATCCTCCCTGAGTGAAATCACATCTTCCAGTGTATCTTCTGTTTCCAGTATAAAGTCCGGTTACTGTTCCTTGTTTTCCCATTTTATTTTAATGGTATCAGTAAGCGTAGACAATCAAAGTGCCTCCACAATCATTTCCGGCTGAACTTGATCCTGTTGAATTGTATGTCAAAACACCACTTGCAACTGCTGTTGTGCCTGTTGCTGCAACAATAACCTGTCCGGCTGTTGTTTCCTCAAAAGCAAGAAAACCAGATATCTTAGTAGCACCGTAATCATTCAAATCAACCACTATCAAATCAGTTCCCCATGTAAAAGTAGCGGGTACTCTAACCTGAATTACCTTGATTCCACAGTTTGGAACTATCTCTGTAGTTACAACTCCAGCTGTTGTTCCGTCTGTAAACGTTACCATATTTTTTTAACCTCCTATAATTTAATTATATTTTTAAGAGTTTTCTTCTCAGTTATTTTTTCTGTAAATTTAAAAATAAAATTTAAATCTAAAAAATAACAAAAAGGATTATATGATGTTATCTATGAAGCTGTTGAACTTATTGTTCCTAAAAATAAGGCACTCATATATCTTCAACATAAACTTCTGTGAATCGTTGGTTTTAGCCAAGTCTTCATAAGTCATATCCTGAAGAACTCTCATCTCAATGTAGTCTGTATCTAAAAAATAGATCTGTTTTTCAGCATCCTCATTTGATAAATACATGCTTGGAATTAATGGAATATCTCCAACCATTGTACTAAGCACTATAGCTGCAGGGACTCCAAATGGCAACGTGCCACCCATATCTCCTGGTCTATAATGAAATGTATCAATAATTATTGATCTTACATATTGAACTGCTGCGCTTGATCCTACTGCTAATTTTGGCCTTCCGCCATCATCAAAAGCATATCTAACAGCTGTCTCAATATCATCCCAAGTTAATGCAGCCCCCTCAAGGTCTACCATATTTTCAGTAGCTCCTTGCAACTTAACAATTCCATCGAATTGTGTTGGATAAGTAGTTGCATCTCCATTGACAATAAGATTCTCTTCGAGTTCCCTCATCTCCCTTGCTTTCATAATAACTTCAAGTTGCTTTGCATTTGGAATTCCGCTTGGACTAAATGGTGAGCCTCCGCCTAAGCCTGCTCCTGTTGGTTGGAAACCTTCAAGAATATAGCTTGGCATAGCTGCCTGCATTTGGCCTGTTACTCTTCCCACTGCATACAAAAACTTAATCGCAATACTTGCACGATCATAAGTATCGTTTTTTTCTGGCAGTGCTGCATCTTCTACAGCAGTATAACCTCCACCCTTAGCAGTTATCTTATTGAAATCTGCTGTCAATCCCTGGTTTGTAACTCTTGGGATTAACTCAACTAATGGTGTAAATTTCCTCGTTACATCAACGATTCTTGGATCAACATAGATAGGCACTAATGCATATCCTGCTGTTCCTACATCACCGGCAGTTGTGGTTAAAGCTTTCATACCGATTGACATAAGTTCTTTTAACTTAGGCCTATAATCGATCTGATTCCATGGGTCTGAGTATCTGGTTTCGTCGTTCAAAGCTCCGAAAGAATGTACATAAGCACTTTTGCAATTATAGTTTCCTACTCTTGCTGTTCCTATTCCTTCCATTTTAAGCTATTATGTCCAAAGGATTTAAAGCTTTCTCTTCAACAAAATTATCAGATTTGTCTTTGTGTTCAACCCTACTTTTCATAATAGGTCTTTTAAGAACAGCCTTGACTTCCATCATTTCTTTCTTCAATTTTTCAATTTCAGATTTTGTTTCAGTTTCAGAATCTTCTGATCCTTCAGATTCCTCAGCAGATTCCTCTGTTGATTCTTCCTCAGATTCAGACTCATCTTCATCTTTCTTTGAAACTTTCTTTTTCTTTTTTGTTTCTTCTTCTTCCTCATCCTCATCTTCTTTAGGCCTTTCTTTTGGTTTTTTCTTAGCCTTTTTTTCAGATTCAGATTCAGATTCGGATTCTGATGGTTTTTCTGTTTCTTCTGCTTCTTGAGCTTCTTCTTTATTATCCTCTTCAGACATTTTTTTAACCTCCTTTAATTTAATTATTTTATCACTTGCGTGAATATGATTTTCTTGATCCTTCAAGAATTCTAATGATTTAGCAAAAACATTTGTCATGGTTGTATGAGTGTTCACAGGATTCCCTGTAAAAGCCACATTTAAAAAATTAATTTTATCTAATAATCTTACTTCGTTTCCTGCTCTTTCTTCGATTCTTGCTTTTGTTGGAATAAACGCAATTGAAAAAGCATCTAAGAATCCATCTTTGATACTGTTTTTAACTTCATTAAATCTGCTTACGTGCTTGTTCAACATTGCTCTTACTCTCAATCCTTTTTTATCAACCAAGAAATCATCTATCTTTGCAGCAGGAATTATTGTTTTGTTTATTTCCATCTCTATCTCATTGTTTCCCCTAAAACTTTCATGCTCTATATCTAGCTTGATGGTCCTTGCTTTCATTTGGTCTGCCATATCCATAATGCAATCTTTTGTAACAATATCATTAACCAGATCTAAATCTGATGTAGAAATATATCCCTCCACAAAAAAGTTTTCTCCCTCTTCTTTTAATTCGATTTTTCCACTACTGAACATAAATGTCGGATCTTCCATAAGAGTTATAATCCTCAAGATTATTTAAATATTGATGTTCAAAAGAATTTCATTAGTTTTAGAATATTGATAACCATATTTTTCAGATAACAATGATTGAAAGAATTTAATCCAATGTTTTCTATTAAAATTAGTTTTTATATGACAACTCTCACAAAGACTTATGCAATTCTGAGGCAAAGTTATTTTTTTATTATAATTTATATGATGAACATCTAATGCTCTGTTCAATTTTTCTTTGTGAATCCCACAAAGCATACAAATTTGATTCTCTCTTTTTCTTATTGCTCTTTTGAATTTGTTATTAAATGATTTATCATAAGGTTCAAATGATAATCCCCCTTGCCAATTTGGAGAATCTTTTCCAATTCTTTTTAATGCCTTATTTTTTATTTTTTGTATTGTTTGTTCAGAATGCTTCTTTCCTTTATTCCAAGGAACTCTGCCTTTAAGTTTTTTACCCATCTTCTTTTTTGCTTCTTCAGTGTGATGTTTCCCATAAAAATAATTTTTAACTCCTTTATGAGCTTCCCTCATTTTTTGCTTGGTTTCTATAGAATGCTTTTTCCCTTTTAAAGAAATACTATTTGCTTTTCCAATTTTTCTCTTAGTTCCTTCTGTGTGTGGTTTATGATTATATATTCCTTTTGGCATTTTCAATTAATCTTTCAACAATATCATTGTAAGTATCTCCCTTCCCGCCAAGCTTATCTAAAGATTTTTTGGTTTTATCAGTGACCACAATCTTAGGATTTATATTCATTTTAGCCATAATATCTCAATATATTCAAAGTATTTAAAACTTTCTATTCTTCTTTTAAAATGAATATAACACTGCTACGACAGTTGACATGTGCAGGATGTGTTGGTCCTTCCCATCCGGTTGTTTTATCTTTAAAGTTTTCGTCCATATTTACTACCTGACCATCTAATCTTTTGCAGATTGCACTTGTTCTTTTATCAAAATGAGTTACCCACTTTTTTTGATATCTTTCACCGCTTGACTTGAATGCCTGGAGTTTCCCTTGACCTTCTGCTCTGTTTGTTTCTGTCCTGGCGATCATCTCTGCCCTATTTTCTCCCACATCAAATACTTTGCTTACTCTGGCTTTTAACTTGGTGACTCCTTCTCCAGCCATAATTCCTCTTTCAAGTTCTGCTCTAAGATCCTCCATAATCTCATCAGTCATTCCTTTGATATTATTAAAAGTATAATCCTGGATATATGAAATAGCTTCTTTGTTAACCATAAAATTTTTGTTTAATTGTTTTTCTGCGCTATCCCATCCTTTCATGAATGTATTCCTGATTACTGCATCGCTGATTGTTTTTAATCCCTGAAAAGTAAGTAAATTTTTAATTGCTTTTGCGATATCATCTATTGATTTAATTTCCTGTAATTTGTTTTTTCCTGCTTCTGTTTCTATAAGATCTTTGATTTTTTCTTCGTTTTGTTTAATTAAATAAACTATGCTTTTTTCTAATCTCTCCTCATCTATAATCTCGTTCTCTCTAAGAATTAAAGGATTGTCTTCAGTTTGTAGTGCCTTGCTTTCTTTAGAACTCGCTATCTTTGCTGCCCTCTCTTTTGAATATCCTTCTCTAATCAAAGCATGATAAATATCCCACCATTTCTTTGATCTGCCCATGCCTGGCTTACTCTCTATGGCTTTTTTTTTAATTTTTTTTTCGCCTTCTGTCCTTGAATCTTCTTCGCTTTCTTCTTCTCTTCTTCCTTGCTCCTTATCAAATGGATTGAAATTAAAATTGTTTCCCTGGTTTCTTTTTGGATCATCATCTCCCCATTCTATTTCTTCTAGACCTTCATCAATTCTTATTTCGTTTACGGTTCTTATCCCAGCATCTATTTGTAATTTGTATAGATTTGCTTTTTTTGTTTCTTC